TTTTTAATGTCTATGTCGAAAGCGGTCAATTTATTGGAAGCAACTTCGCCAATTACTTCTATCTTTTTTAATGCCAATTGATATTCATTAGCATTCTTTGCCGCGTACATTAGTGCATCACCAACTCTTCTAACACCTATATATAAAGCAGCAGCACCAAAAACTTTCGTTAGAACATCACCAACTCCAAGCAATTCGACTTTTGTCTTATTAGACTGTTTACCTAAGTTTTTAAGTTTTACAGTTGCTTTATCGTTGGCATCTATTTGAACTAAAAGCATCTATTACCTCTACTTTTTAGAAAATTTTTGTTTTCTCTTGACACTAATATATTTATTATACCTGTTTAAAAAACAAGAAAATGCTTCAAAGAACTCTTCTTTAGCACAAGAGATATAAAAATCACATTCTCTTAGATAAACATCTAAACTCGACAATGTTAATCCGTTTTCATCTAAAGAAGACAGTTCAACAATTTTTAAAAATAGATTCCAAATCTCTGGAATTTCTGTGTAGAGGAATAGAGAAAGAATAGCTACTTCTTTATTGGTTACTACACATTCTCTTGTTTTATTTCTATCTCTGAAGTAACATTCTCTACATTCATAGCATCTGGTGTGACTCCATTGCCAGTCAATGGTTGCGTCACACCATTGTTCAAGTTTTTTAAGTCTAATCCAAGCATAGCTGTTACAGCATTAGACATGTGATCTGAGTCTCTTGATATTAGATCAAAAAGAGCTTTCTTGTTTGCAAGTGTCAATTCTACTTTCTTTTGTGTCTGCTGATCAATAAAATTGTCACTTACGTCAACAATAGAAGTAATTAACATTATTTCTAAACCTTTATTAGCCACGAAATTCTTAGATTCGTCTCCTTCTTGATCTTCAAACTCTGCATCAGTTAATTGTTTCCTTATTTCAGCTAAATCAGATCGTGTTAAATCTGTCTTAGTTTTGAAATTATATTTTATCTCAAATTTCTCTCCGTCAATTTCACCGGGGATACTATATTCTCGTTGTGTTTGAACTACTAACATTATTAAAAACTCCTAACTTAAATTTTATTAGATTAATATTTATTCATGTACTGGTTGGCATCTGAATTTCTTACAAGCAATAAAACAGGTGATCGATTTATATTCTTATGTGAAAATAAAGCATTATCAACAAACGGTCCATTATCTACAGGATTACCTGCGAGATATTCAAGTCCCAAAGTTCCTATAACAAAATCAAGTTCTTCTTTTGCTACTTCTTCATCATTAGGACCTGCATTTGATAGTTTAGCATTCTCTATCAATAATGATAATTTTTCGTATCCAACGTGTGCTTCTATTCGTGCGCATATTGAATTCCAAGCATCTCTAAAATCTTCATATTTATCTGTTGCATGCCGTGAAAGAATAACCTTTAAATTTAATCCGTATAGACCCTCAAAAACCGGTTCTTCTATAAGGAGTCCGCTTATTGTATCTTGTTCAACTTTAAGTGGAATTTCAACATCAAGATTAAAATTTATAACTCCAATATTATCATTCTCTACATCATCAGTTTCATCTAAACAGACTTGAAAATCATGATGACCTAAGACATTGTCATTTGTGACTAACTCAGATTTTAATGTCCAAGTGTCTGAAGATGTATCAGAATCTTCTTTTGCTCTTGCAACATAATCTCCAGAGATAGTTGCCATCTTACCAGCTTCGCTCTGGATAGAAAATTTCTTGCACATTGCTCCGGGAAATTGAAAATCACCGGTAGCGAGTTTTTTACCAATTATTGCTCTTCTACATTTTAGATTACCTGCAGTATAAGCATTTCCTCTTGCATTGTCTGGAGATAATTCACTCAATTCACCAACATCAGGATCATATCTTCCTGCTCCAACATCTCTAAATTCTGCTTGGTGTCTCTCCCAAGCATCTAATTCAAAAAGATGTTCATACAAGATTCCACTCGAAGAAGAAACATCGATTGATGGTACCCCTGTTCCTGAAACTCTTGATAGATCACCATTAATTGCTAAATCATCATCACAAGAGAATATGTATTGATAAACTCCACTCTTTAACTTCTCTGTTCTTATTAAAGTGAAAGAATTATTACTTTCATCTTCATATTCATCACCATTGACATAAGTACCTGAAGTTGAACTACGTACTACATCTACTAAAACTGGGGCATGTTCCATTCCAAACATCCAATATAGAAGGTCACTTATACCTTTAAGCCTTAGATATGTACTAATTGAATCTTCTACGTATGTCCCAGTAAGTCGTGCGGTATCTTTGAAAGAAATACAAGAGATGCAGGGATCTTCTTCATGATTTATTACTTTCTTGGTTCCCAAATTTATATAAGGGAAACAATTACCCGCTCCAAGAGAATTTACATTACTCATCCAGTCTCCGGGAGAAGTAGAGGAGTCTAAACAAAAAGCTCCTTTTGTCAATACTTTAGTTGTTGCCATTTTTTCTCCTGACTAACTTAAATTCTATTGGTTATGTATTAACTACTGTGAAGTGAATTGGAGATGTGAAAGAGTAATTAGCGTTGGCATAGGATGTTCCTACACCATTTCTACCAATTTTCATTGTGACACCTTGACGAGCAAGGTCATCATCCGTTAATTCCAAATCAATAATAAAGTTAGGCACAACTACTTTTAAAGACTGAGTAGCTGATTTATAGATTAATAATTCTAATTGAAGTTTAGTTGCGTTGTCTCTAAAGTCGATAAATGTATCAACATCGTGAGTAGATATTCTAAAACTCCCAGTGACGTCCGGAGGGACTTGTCCAAATTCTGGAGTCAATATTTGATATGCATTATAATGCTGGGCATCAAAACCTGTTACTATTTCAAAAGAAAATTCTTCAATCTTTAGATTATCTCCAGCAGCCAATGCGTTTGCTTGGTCTCCAACTCTAAAATATCCGCTACCAGACATTTCATGAAAAGATAGAGCTTCTCCTGCTTCAGCTATAGGAGTAGGATATTCTGCTAAAGCTGCTCTATCTTCAGGAGTTACTCCTATTAAATCGAGAGAAGTGCTTATTAAATTATCGGATGAACCAGAAATTTTAAAACTTTTTGCATAAACATTGGCATATTTCTTATAAGAAATACCATCCCGCCGAGCGAGACTTAACTTAGTAACATTAACTGTCGACTGATCAAAAAGAGCAATTCCACCAGAATAATATCCTGTGACTGCTTTAATATATGCAGCAAATGAAACTAAATCCAGATTACATCCAATTGCTCCAGAAGTATCATTTACTCCCTTTTGAGGCAAATCTTTAAATGCCAAACCACGATATGATTCATCATCAATCATGTTTCGTTTTTGCACGAAATCATAACTTGTATATGGAATTGAAATCATTGCATCTTCTTCATAAGAAGAAGTATTTTGCACTTGTAAACAAACTTTACTTTGAATTTTTGTAGTAGCCATTTTATCTCCTATTAAATCGTTGTATCACTTTGTAAAATAACAGGCGTCACTATTGAAGAAAATACCATTACATTTGGAAATAATTCCATATCTACAACTATTTTAGCTTTTCCTGCAAATCGAATAAAACCCGGCAAAGACAGTCCACTCTGTTTATCATCTAATAGACTATAGACAAGAGATATTATTTCTGCAGCAAAATCTAAAATAGCAACATGATCAGTTATTGACCAATTATTTTTAACGTCATATGTACTGGCAACATTTTTAATATAACCAGTTATTAAAACTGGAATTTCCCATTCAAGGTCTCTTTGAGATTGATAGAAATCTGCATCTGCTTCAAGCATTTCTATTTCTATTCTTCTGCTTCCTTCATCCAATTCTGAAAGTGGATCAGATAACTCTGTTAAAAATACTGGAGCGCCAGAAGAATTTGTTTGCAATTTTTCATACATAGCGGTAAATAATGTTGCAAGATTCGACATTCTTTATCCCTTTAATAGAATTTAAGTTAGTTATTACTTCCAAGTATTCATTCTTGACCTTATCTTATTAACAAGTAAACTTCTCTCTTGTTTACTTGCTGGAGTTATAAAGGGTCTTCTTACGCCTCTTATTCCACTTTTATCCCAAAAGAATCTTGCAATCAATTTTTGCTTCGTCATAAATCTACTTTTAGAATACTGATTTACGTCTGTAATAACTGCAGACATCTTTCCTTGAATATCTACACCTGCTACGCCTAATTCTTTTGTTTTTATAATATTATACATTGCACCTGAACGATTTCTTGCAGTTTTGTATCCAAATCTCCAACTTCCTCTATCTGCTCCTTTAAGGAGCATTTTTTCTAAGGCTCTTGTCCTGCTTGTTAATTTGCTTGGATGAGTAGGTTGCCGTTTTCTAAGAATTGTTATTCTTCTTTCCCTGCCTTGAGTATTAGGAATTATGTATTCCTTAACTGCTCGTTTTCGCATTTCATCCATAGAGTCAGCCATTAACTCAATTAAATCTCTATTAATTCTTCTCGTCAGTAGACTAACTCTTTTTGGTATCTTATTTGTCACTTTGACCATCTGCATAGATCACCTTCTTAATAGAAAAGAAAAACTTGGCTTAGCAGTTCTAAGCCAAGTTCAAAAAATTTCAAGCAGACTTTTAGACTCCCGTTGCTCCTACAGTTTCTTTACAATTATCAATAAGGACTGCGTAGTCAGTATTGATCGTAATACCTCGATATTCGTATGCCTGATACACAATCCTTTTTCTCTGCGGTTCAGGATAAGACTCAATTGCAACATCTTCCGGAAATTCTGAATATACTGGTTGACGAGCGAAACACCTTTCTTTAAAGGAATTTACGCCAGAACTTAATTTTGCCAGCATCATGTATTCATTACTCCAAAATTTAGCAATGCTTGCATCTTGAGTAACACCTGCCATATCATACATTGAAGCAACCAAAACAATCTCTTTAACACCAAGGAAGTTTCTCAACATTTCCTTCTGTTGATCAACTGTCATATGCTCAACTGGATTAGTGTAAAGCAAACTATTTTTGATCTGGTTTGTTCTGACTGCATATCTAAGTAGATCATCAGACATAATCAAAGAAAACATGCTCAAAGGTAGACCACATTTAGGTCTAAGCTTGCCCTGCCAAACTTTCACTACAATATCTTCATAAGGAGTAGCATTCGATGCATCATCCCACTCCTTACTCAGAGATAGAAGATTGTTTGTCCCTGTAAACGTAATTGGGTTGTATACTGCAGTTGCTACGCGAGATTCACGACCGAGTTTTATTCCTGATACTGCAAGTTTTGCTGTGATCTCTTCCTCATTAATCCAGATTTTGTTTTCTTTTGCATGTACTGTATCCAAATCTTCTTCATGACCAAAAAATTCACAGAAGTAAGATTTACTTCCCCAAGACCACTGACCCCTTGAAAAACTTCCATCTGGTGCCCTATGAGTGTCTGGAACTTTCATTACAGCTTCTCTTGGAAGCACTGGATAACTGTCTGCTTTTGTTGCTACAGACAAGGGAGGAGCTATCTTATCTGCAACCAGTCCTAATTCAGAGACTTCCATCTCTGTCATAAGCTCCATAAGATCTCTTCTTAGGGTTGCACCCGTATTTACCATTTTTAGAACTCCTTAATTTGTGTTTTTAATAAAATTTAAGTTAGACCAAAAAAGGTCTAACTTAGACCAAAAAAGATCTAAGTTAGACCAAAAAAAGATCTAACTTAGACTGATTTTTTATGCTTTTGCCCTAACAATCATATAGTTAATAATTGTTCCCGCGCCACCGTTTCCTTCTAAAGTGATTGTCAACGTTCCAGCAGTACAAACTGCGGATTCTACAGCATATGCAGAAACTTCAGGAGTACAAAATGCTACATCTCCTGCTGCAATCCTTGCATCAAGGACAGTCACCGTAGCGTCAGCTTCTGTTTCAGAGGCAGACTGTCCAAGGAGGACAATTGAAAATCCCATGTTATTTGGAAGATTCACATCGCCATTTGAATTAATTATATATGCAGTAATCTCATCTCCTAAAACACCAGCTTGTTCTGCATAGCAAGCAGGCTTTGCTGCAACCCAGTTTGTTCCATCAAAGACATAATACTTAGCTTCAGCAGTATTATAAACTACCATTCCTGCTACGGCAGCCGTATATTTCCAAGAAGTTGTTAAAAGAGTATACACTGCAATAGCATTTCCATTCAATGAAGACCAACCGGCTGCAGGAACCAGATAAGTTGCATTTGCTTCAGGAGAAGGCGCAGAAGGTTCATGCCCATTGACAACAGTATAACTTTTTGCAGCTACTTGACCATTTGCAACACAAATTAAAGCATCACCTTTCGCTGCTGCAGAAGCAAGTTTTACCCAAAAACTATTGGGCAGAAGATTGGTGAGTTCTAAACCAGTGTTGTACGTTCCATCACCATTAAGAACACTTAGACTTGATGTTCTGCCATCTGGATTTTCACCATAGGTAGTATATTCAGACACCATAGTTGTTTTTGTCAGTTTAAGAAATCTGTTAGGAAGTAATGCAGCAACAGAAGTCGTAAACAGTGTTTCTTTTCTTGGACCAATAAATCCCATTTTGATCTCTCCCTATTTTTGAAAATTAAGATAATTTTTTACTTGCCGATTACTTCAGGAAATTCCTCACGTACTTTTCTCGCTATTTCATTCTTTTTTGTTAATCCATCCCTATTAGCCACAAAAGCACAAGCTTCCGAATACGTATTTAACTGAGGCAATTCTTTATCTGACCCTGCTGAAGGTGGAGCTGTCTGTTCAAATACTTTCTTAAAAAGATTACTTCCACCAGTATTTGAGTTAGTCTGACTATTACTTGAAAGCATTTCCAGATAACAGTCTTCCACTGATTTTTCAGAAGATATAAGTTCCTCTGACATCTCAAGCTTACCGGCTTTTATGCAAGCAGACGTTATCTTATTTATCCTCTGCTCTTTTTTAAGAGCATCTTCTAAGTTAGATAACTTACTTGCCTGTTCTGTTGACTGTTCTGTTGAAATAGAATCTCTGATTTTTACAGACAGACTCTCCTGCATTTTCGCGTGTAGGTCAGGAAATTTTTCCTGAAACTGTTCCAAAGATAAATCTTTAGATGGAAACATTGTTACTCCTTTTGTAAAAATTATGTATTGATGATCTCTTGCAGAGTCTTGATGCCGTCTATGAGTCCTAATTTTAGAGCATCTTCAGCAGCAAAAGTCCTACCAGTTTTTATTTGTTCAATATTACTTAGATTACGATACTTTGCAATACTATTAATGAATTGTTCTGTACATAAATCTACGTCCGCTTGTAACAGAGCTAACTCATTTTCTTTCAATGGAGAGTGTGGATTTCCAAGCGTCTTAAATTCGCCTGTCTTTATGTATGTATATGAATATCCCTCTTTTGCATCAAATTTAGATTGATCAACGTGACACATTACTGTTCCTATACAGCCAGTATGATTTATAACATCAGAAACATACACTTTATCACACGCACTGCCTATATAATAGGCAGCAGAAGCCATTGTAGACTCATTCAAAGAAAAAGTAAACTTGCTTTGTCTTAGACTGAAAACTTGTTCGGCTAATTCATGTACACCGCTTGCATCTCCACCCGGACAATTCCAAATAAATCCAATATTATCTTTTGAACACTGACTTAGTTTTTTAGAAATTTCTGAATAAGATACAAAGCCACACAGTGAGTCTAAATATGAGGCTTTCTGGACTAAGATACCATTAATTTGGAATAGAGCTAAATTGTCAAATTCTTGATATAACGTGTCTTCTACTTCCTGGCTTTTTGCAGTCATTGAATCTAAATTTTGAATAGTATGGTTAGTGAGTTTATCATTAAAAACTCGTAAGAAAGATTCTAAATAATCTGGAGATATATACCAAGGAGTCTTACTAAATGTTTTTAGCAGCAAACTTAAGCCGTTTTTACCAGTTGCCATCTTGTTTCCTCCTTTCTTTTTGTTTGGGAGTTGATTCCTCTCCTTCGGCTCCTTCATCAGAATTTGAGTTAGTTCCTTTCTCAACTGGAAATTCTATCCCAAATTTTTCTTCTAATTCTTTCTTTTTCTTTAGGACTTCAGCTTGAAGTTCTACTTCATCTAAAGCTTCTTGTTCTCTTTCTTTTAATATTTCGTCATAGTCCTCACCATTCTCATCACAGATGTCACGTTTAGAAATTGTCCCTAATTCATTAGATAATTTATTTGCTCTATTGTCTTTTTCTTTATCTAAAATCCCTAAAGAAGGCCAACGAATCTTTAATGCCTGATTATTAAGGTCAAAATCTTTTAATTCACCATTAACGTAAGACTCCGCAATAACTGTTTCCACAATCCAGTTTATTATTCTGTTGAAGTCTTTATGTTCGGTTTTAATAGATTTAGACCACTCTACAACTGCGCCTCTCCAAGAAGAATATGATACTTCTTCTGTGTCCAAAAATGCCACAATGTACGGCATCCTTATAGCCATCGAAAACGTTTTATACATTCTTAGCGTTAAATCGTCTGTGTTGTCAGAAGGTTTATTAGGAGAAGAAAAAGTTATTTTATCTCCTTTTTTTAAAGCAGTTATTAACCCAGGTTTAAGAGTTGAAATGGGTTGTCCATTAACTTCATTGGTTGCTCCAGTTTGCGTATTAGTTGTTAAAGTTTTTCTTGCAACAGAAGGATCACTTGCTTCAATAAATGCAGCAAAGCACGCTGCCACTCTTGCTCCTATTAAAACTGCTTGTTGAAAATCATCATGATATTTCACCAATTCCATTATTGGAACAGTTAGTGGGTATTGACGCGAACTTGTTGCCCGTCGACCAGAGATGATTCTACACAAGATAGTTACTTTCCTTTTATAACCATTATACTCTCTATATACAGGATAGAAAGTATAATCTTTATCATCTACTATTCCTTTATCTACCTTGTCTGCATTTACTACCCAAAAACCAGCTATACTGCCGTCTTTATTATATTGAACTCCATTTCTGACTAAATTACTGAAGATTTCGGTCTTTTTGTTTAATGGCGTTCTTATCCTATGAGACTCAATTATTTCAACACGGGTTGTCAACCGTCCATTAACATTTACTTGAGGTAAACTGATTAACATATCCCCGTCTGAAAACTTACAACTGGCAATATCAATTAAGACATCATGAAAAGATTTTAAACCAGTCACATCAGCACAATCAAGAAAATTATTTAAAATCTCATTCAGTCTACTATTTGTAGTCTTCTTTTTTCCATTAAAATAAATCTCTGGACCTTCTCCAACCATGCTTGTTATCCACGCTTGTTGTAACCCAAACACAACTGCATTATCTTTAATTAACTGTCTGCTTCTATTAACAAGCGTAGTCAAATTATTACTTTTCTCCAGATCATAATCTGGAGTTTTTGAATTATCATATTCCCATGAAAAATTATATGGATTGTTTTCTGCAGCTTTAAACATTTAATTGCCTCCAACAAAGACAGAGAAGGTTGCAGAGGCTCCATTTGTTTCTTCTGCTGCCTTATCTTTTAACCAATCAATAAAATTAGTTATATTATCAAGACGTGTATAGGTTGTCTCCATATCTCTGTTGTTCTGAATCCTATAAATAAAATAGGCTTCCCATTTTCTATTTGATAAAGCATCCAAAGCTTCTTGATACAAAACTTGATAGCTAACAAAAGCCATAAATACTCCTAATGGAAGGTGATATTATACTGTCGCATTTTATGTGAACCAATTGTCTGTATTTATATTATAATCTGAAACATCTGAATTAACAGAATTTAAGTTAGTCACTTCTTTGCTTTTTAACATTTCATCCCTAAGCTCTTTTTCCATTAATTCTGGATTAATAGAAAAAGAATCATCATTAAGAAGATGCCTTGTTGTTCCAAAGTCGTTTGGAATATCTAAACAAATAAAGGCATGAACACAAGCAAATCTTGTATCACACTGACCAACTTTTTTCCATACAACTGATGTTACGCCATTCTTCTTATTTTGATATTCTACTTTTCTTATATTACAAAACTGTTGTTTGTACCCTTCAGGAACATCTCTAAAAAGACAGAAATCTGGAGATTCAGATAAAGCCTCAGTTTCAGCTAAATATTCAGATGTCCTCACCAAGAACAGATCATAGTCTGCGCTATAGGTTATAGTCGTCTTCTGAGTTTCATGGGCTCCCTTTATCATTATTAAATCAGGAAGATGTTGTTTAGCTTGATAAATTTGCTTTGTTCTATGTCCGCCCGTGTCCAAAGCAAATTTGTAAACCTTCCACTTAGTTTTTTTATCTTCAGAGATAAATTTTCTATCAAAGACAGAACTATTAAAAAATTTAATTATGTCTTCTGCTTCTGCGGTATCTATAGGGCATTTAATAAAAATAGTATCTACTAAAGCAGCCCTACCTTGTGAACCAAAGGCCCAAAAATCTATATAAAATCCGTCATCTTGAGTATCACCACCAGCATAAAGAATTTTACACCATGAAGGAACAGTCCCACGTAGATAATTTTTTTCTCTTGCTTTTAATAAGTTTGTTGAAGTTCTGCTTTTATCTTCTATCCAAAATAAAGACAACCAGCATTGCCAAAAATTTTTATAGTCATGTACTTTATCTTTAGTTTGTAGAAATTCATTGTAGATTGTGTCAAAAGATCGGAAAGGACTGCATAAAGAATCAAAGTGCCAAAAAATTCTTTTGTAGTCATCATAATTAAATTCTTTGTTCTTTTCAACCTTCCAACCTCTATCGTCGATTGTCAATGGAACATATTTTCCATTTTTGTTCATTTCTCTTTTTTTATCAATATCTTTAAATTGATATTTACAGTGTTGACAGTAAAAAACTGCAACATCGCTGATTAATTTCATATTCTGAAAGAAATTTGGTTCTTCTCTTGAACCACAATTAGGACATTCAATTGTCCAACCAACAAAAAGTGTTCCATGAATACTTAACTGTTGAAATAGCAAATCTCCTATTATGGAAGGAGAACTTACCATATATCCTTGGCCCAATTGATAATCAAGGTATGTAGTTAGGCGGTCCCAGCCAAGTTTAATTGCATTCGATTCTGAACCAATAGTTAAATCCATTAATCTTACTTCATCCCAATAAACATTCTTCATTGGTAATGAATTCATTGTCGGAATACTTCCGGCCCATGCTGGAAAGATTGTCATGTTATCTAAATTAATATGTAACTTAGCAATATCTTGAGTAGAAGTTGTTTTATGGTCTGAAAGTTCTTTAGTGCTTTCGATCATCTTAATAATTTTTTCTTCAATATTCTTTTCTGCAGTGAACTTATCAGGCAAGATATATAAACTGTTGCCCGGGTCTTGCAGAATAGCATCACATAGAGCAGCTTGAAGAAATACAGTCTTTCCTGATTGTGTTGGGCCAATTATGCCAAGCAGTTGATTTTTATGATTTCCAATTCTGCTTATTGGATCAATTAGATATGGAGTTAGTGTTAAATCTAACCTATCAAGGATATTCGATCTGGTCGAGAAGCGAATCTTCTTCACTGTCTCCAGCGCTGAGACTCGTTTCGGTACTCTGAGCCATTCCCGTTCCTGTAAGCTGAATATTGTCGATTGCATAATCTTCCCAATTTGATATATTTTTGCATTCTTCTAACAGAGAATCAATTGCAGATTCCCAACCTTCAAGAATTATGTTCTCAATATCCCTTACATTCATTACTCCAGGACATCTTGGAGCAGCGAGTTTTGCTCCATACTTTACCTTGCCGGCTATACCTTGTAGAGTAGTTCTCATTCTATCAATAGCCAATTGTCTATTAATATATCTTTTACTTTTAATAGCGTTTATTATTTTAATCTGCTCAAGCTTAGCCTTTTTTGTTTCTCTATCAAGTTCGGTTTCTTCAATCACAGTATTCTTACTATTCCGTAAACATCTCATGACTTCAAAAATTGGATAACCCATTTCGGAAGCCATAATGCCATTGCTCTTTAAGAACTTCGTAAATTCCAAAGGAGAGAAACCGCCGAGTTCAATAAAAAAGTTTTTTGAAACAAATTTTTCAGTTGGAGTCATTTAAGGTATCCATAGAATGTTATCTGCTGTTGTTGCTTCATCAAGACTTGTCGTTTCTGCGATGCCGAAAATGCCTCCATACGTCCACGTGAAGTCAGATGCGACAGTACCAATATCAAGCTTTTTTACGTTTTTTGTTTGACCGTCTCTTGTCCATACTGTAAGTGTGCCGCCTGTTATAACTTTAAAACCTCTTGGATATTTATCATTTATTAATGCAAGAGCAGTATCACTCTTGGTTGCTTTTTGCATTTCAACACACCTGAGCCAAGAATCTTGATTAAATTTACTAAGATCAAATTCCATAAAAACTCCAGATTTAAGAATGTTATTTTAATAGATTTTAAGTTAGTGAGCCTAAAATCGATTTTTTCAAAAAAATTTACATACTGCGAACAACCGACT